GAAAGACATTTTGTGCTGTCCTTGCAAGGCAGAGGATACTCCGGATCAGTTAAATATGCAAGGGTGGGTGACAAGATTGCTATACTGCGATGTAGCCTTTGGGATCACGGGCCTGCAGGTGCAAACATAAAAGTTCAGCCTAGCTTAAATGATCTACTAGATGCTTTCATCCCATCATGAAACTATTAGAATTCATAACGTGGTGCAAGTTAAAAGACATAGTTGCGTCTGAGAATAAAGTAAGTTACACCTACGAAGACGGAGCACAGCTTTATAAAATTGTTATAGCCGACGATAACCACAGAGCAAATATTGTGTATTACTTAAAGGATGACGAAGCTGTACTAGTTGAAAGCATTCTAGACGAAAATATATACCACACAGACGGTTGTACATGGACTAGTCCCTCACTTAAACGAATTATAAGGTACTTCATTCTAGATGAACATACTTGAATTTATAACATTCTGCAAAATTAAAGGCATGAGTATTCATCATCATGAACTCCAGCATGATAATCCTGTTCTACATCATGTAATCAAAGACGTAGAAGATAGAAAATTCTTTCACGTAGTTATTGCCGGCGAAGACAATCATGTTGATATACTGTACGCTGACACTGGTGAGGTACTTCAAACTACGTTAAACTACAAGGCGGCTGATGGTAGGCATCTAGTTACTGGTGGTGGCGGAACAATGGATCTGGTCCAAGAGGTGCTACTAGGATCATGAAAGCTAATGAGCTCATTACATTTTGCGCCCTTAAGGGAGATATTGATTTACACGAGCGCCTTAATGATGATTACGGTGAGCCGAGTGACTATTACCATATCCGCTTATTCTTTAATGATAGAGTAGTTTCCTTTCAGTATCATAAAGACGAAAACGATGGATTAACGTTTATTAAAGGTCGAATGATGGAGATAGACAGACGCCTAGGTACAGCTAGTTCTGAGATTCACGGATTCAAACACTTAGTTGAGTCCGTCCTGAAATGAACTTAGATGAATTCATAACTTATTGCACACTTAAAGATTACATCGTGTTACATGAACGATTGTATGGCGAGTGGCATGCTAACGCTGCTAATAAGACGAAGCTCATTATTGAGAATGATAAGTTTTATGCTACAATCACGTACACACATTTCGCAGGTCAATACAATATTCTATATACATCCATGGCAATGGTTTCAGCCCGTGAAGATACACTAATCCCAGGCATAGATTATAATAAAATAATCGCCCACTTCGCTTAACAATTCCGCCCTGTTATATTTCTGCATAAATACATGAAACGCAGGAATATAATATGCCAAGACTTAGCTTGTGGCGTCAAGAAAAAACAGATGATTTTAGGTTTCTCGATAATATAATTCGCGAACAGTACACGGTGGGTGGATTAGATATTCATGTTCACAAGTACCTAGGTCCGAAAACAACTGCCGAACCATCTGGCGATGCTACACTTCCAACGTACAACGAAACAAATCCTCTGTTTATAGAAGATTTGCTTCTACTTGAGAATCGCAATCGCGAGTATGAAGATGATGTTTATACAATGCGCGGTGTTTACCGCACACAAGATATTGACTTCGACTTAAGCCAATTTGGACTATTCCTACAAAACGATACATTGTTTATCACATTTCATTACAACGATATGATTGACCACATTGGTCGCAAGCTAATGAATGGCGATGTACTCGAAATACCAAATTTAAGAGACTACCATCCGTTAAACGATGCTATTCCAAAAGCACTACCAAAGTTCTATGTTATTAACGATGCGTCGTTTGCAAGCGAAGGTTTCAGCCAAACATGGTTACCTCACTTATGGCGTGTCAAAGCTGTACCACTTGTCGGTTCACAAGAGTACGACGATATTCTCCAAAACTACATAGATACAGACGGCGGGATCGATGGAGACGATGGAGAGGGTAACGGCAGTGGCACACTTGCAGATTACATGTGTCAGCACAATAAAAACCTTGCACTAAACGATGCTATCCTTACACAAGCAGAAATAGAAGTACCACTTAGTGGTTACGACATAAGTAACTTTTACATAGTTGAGTACGATGAAGAAGGCAGGCCTGTCGATACATTCGGATTGCCAATTGATACAACTTTTGTGACTGCGGATATTGGTACCATCACAGCTGACTACGGCACTTCGTCCACAAACACACAGGGCGAGTTAACATTAGGTTACTTAGATGGCGATGGACTTGCACTAAACGGTTATCCTGTTACACCAGGCACATCATTCCCAACTAACCCAACAGTGGGCGACCATGTATTACGCTTAGACTATGCGCCGAATAGACTGTTTAGATACAATGGTACCAATTGGATTAAAGTAGAAGACAACGTAAGAACCGACTTATACTTAGACGGCGACACACAACGTAGCAACTTCTTTAATAATACCGATACAGTTAGTACAACGGATCGCGGTGATATTCCAAGTAGACAATCACTAAGTGATCTACTAGACCCAAAGAAAGATAATTAATAATGGCACAATTTTTTTACGATCAACAAATAAGACGTTTCCTTTTACAGTTTGCTAGAATGTTTAGCAACTTTGAAGTAGAGGGTGGGCTTGACGACGCGGGCTATCCAACGCTTGTACGTGTTCCTATACGTTATGGTGATGCAAGCAGGCAAGCACAAGTTATCCTGCAGGAAAACTCTGCAAACAATATTCCGTGTGCGCCAACAATGTCTTTTTATATTGACTCATTAAAGTACGATCGTCCACGTATACAAGAACCTTACTTTGTAGATAGAAAGCAAGTTAAACAACGTGAGTGGGACGAGGGATCACAAACATACGAAACAACACAGGGCAATGCATTTAACTTAGAACGTCAGATGCCAGTTCCTTATATACTTGGCATGAAGTTAGATGTATGGACTTCTAGTACAAATATGAAACTGCAATTACTAGAACAAATTTTAACACTCTTTAACCCATCACTCGAAATACAGTCTACGGACAATTACTTAGATTGGACTAGTTTAAGTGTAGTTGATCTAGACGACGTAAATTGGAGTTCTAGGCAAGTACCCAACAACGACGACAGTATAGATATTGCAACATTAAAGTTCAGCTTACCAATTTGGATTAGTCCGCCTGCTCGTATTACTAAAGAAGGTGTTATACATAAAGTTATTGCCAGCATTTATGACGAGGCGGGTTCATACGTAGATGCTATTAATGCCGATAACATACTGTTAGGCACTAGGGTTAAAATTACACCACACGGGTATCAAATTTTATTACTTGGTGACGAGTTACGCATATTGCCACAAGAAGAACCGGGCGACAATGGTGACATCACAGCATTACCAAATCCAGAAGATAATGACATATCTTGGAGAGCAGTTATTGATGAGTACGGATCATTAAATGACGGTATATCACAAGTTCGCATTGAGTCTGATGTAGACGGAGAGCCAGATGTTATTGGCACCGTTGCATATCATCCTGCAGAACCAGGTACATTATTGTTTACAGTTGATAACGACACGTTACCAAGCAACACAATGGATCCTGTTGATGCTGTAATTGATCCGCTAGAGTCTGGCCCCGGCGCTGGTCTTCCTGCTGCTGTAACAGGACAGCGGTACCTTCTAATTGATGATATAGGTAATATTGACAACACCGATGTTGCTAATGCATGGCTAAGTGGTATTCCACTTGCTGCAACAAAGAATGACGTCATTGAATATAACGGTACCGACTGGGTAGTTGTGTTTAATGCAGAAGAACAAGTTGAGGGCGACACATCTTATGTCGCAAACTTAACAACCGCAGTACAATTTAAATACAAAGACGGTGCATGGAAGCGAAGCTATGAAGGAATATACCCTGGAGGTAACTGGGGTATAGTTCTGTAATGCATAACACTAGCAAAATTAACGCTGTTGGTATTTGGTTCTATTCACAAGATACAAAAAGACATCTGTACTTAATGCGCGATGATAAAAAGTATCACGGGCATTGGGGATTACCTGGTGGCAAGATAGAAGAAGGTGAAACGTTACTCGAAGCTATCGAACGCGAGTGTGAAGAAGAAATGGGCTTCATGCCTAAGACTACAAAGTTAATTCCAATTGAAAAGTTTACTGCGGATGGTGACTTCTTTATCTATCATACATTCTATTGCATTGTCGAAAAAGAATTTACTCCTGTATTAAATCACGAACACGTTGGCTATGCATGGACAGACTCTAACATTATTCCTAAGCCATTGCACCCGGGCTTCTGGGCTACCTTAAAAATTGATGATATATTTACACGTATTAATACTTTAAAAGATCAGTACACAGATTAAACATCACACTCAGACACAAATTCGCGTGTTGAAATAGTACGACAATTAATACAACGTCGCCATGCGTCTGGTGATCCACCATTGGACACATGATGAAAGTTTACACTACTATAAGTCTGCATTATATCACTAATCTGATTAATTGATTTTATTTGATCAACACCGTTAGTATCGTATTGTTCATATCCAAACAAGTAAATGTCTTTATGCCCATCAAAGCAAGCAATCCAAATTACTGTAGCTGATGGCTGGAACGAAACCCCATGTGGTATTAAGTAGAACTCTCCAGGGTTGGCAACTACTAATGTTGGGGAAGTATAAATTATGTGGTCGACTTGATAATTCTTATTCATAACTTCGTCTAATTCTGCTTGCGTTAATATTACAGAAAAGTCTGGATTCATTTCTAGCCATGCATCATGTATTGCGTATAACTGCATTTTATCCCTGCCGAGAAGTCCGCCAGGGTGTTTTTCAATTTGTTTTAAACTAGGTACATGCATTGAGCTATGTGGAACAATACAACATGCCCGCTTGCTAGTACTTGAAACATCAATTGGATTTTCTATCCATTCGCGGTCTTGTTCTTTCTTACCATTCTTAAAGACAGTTTTAGTAATAACAAATTCACCCGAATATTCTGTTCGATATTGCCTAATTGCCATATTAAACTCGCCCTACTAGCACTTCAATTACACCGTGATCTCCAACAAACGATTCAACAGCCCTGCCTATAATAGACGCCAATTTTGGATTAGACTCGGACCTTGCTGCGCCGTTACCTGCCGAAACCAACAAGTCGCCCTTTAACACAGAACCGATTACAGCGCACGGTACGCGCCCTAGTAGCGCGATAGCCACGACGTACTCGCCTTTACATCCACTATTCATTAAGTAAGCTGGATTGGTGGAAACAATGCCCACAATATTAGTACTGTGATCTTCTTCTTGGGTGGTAACTTCTGCATCGCCCCCAAAACATACTACAGTGCCAGGTTCGATTGCTTTGTCTGCTTCGTAGATTTCCGCGACATCAGCGTATTGTGCTGAAGTACTTTGACCGTAGAAAGTCGTTGCATACATGCCAAGATATCT